AGTTGAGGTTCCGGTAATATATGCAAATTCTGAGAGGTGGAAGTCAATAAAGAAAGATGGATGGTTCAGAGACATTAAAAGAAAAATTATCACACCGGTAATAGCATTTAGAAGAACTAGTTTCGCCAAAGACCCAAGCATGCCTGTTGATAAGTTAGATCCTTCAAATCCCAAGCTTCATCAGTCACTTGAATCTCGTTATACAAATGAAAATCGCTATGATAATTTTTCTGCTACAAGAGGAGTAATACCAAAGAAAGAATTATATAGTATTGCTGTACCAGATTATATTACATTAAGTTATGATTTTACTATATGGACTGCATTTACTGATCAACAAAATTCTATTGTTGAAAAGATAAACTGGTCAGAAGGATCATATTGGGGAGAGCCCGGAAAATTTAGATTTATGGCCACAATAGATAGCTTTGAAGACGCAAGTGAATATGATGAAACACAGCGAAATATAAAGACAAATTTTTCTGTAACATTAAAAGGTTACTTAGTACCTGCACATTTTGATAAGATAACTACAGCACAAAAACATATTTCAAAAAAGACTATTACTATTGGTGATGTCGTAACAAATCAATCATTATAATGTCAAAATTAGTACCAGCAAACAGACAAACAGCAGCTGATAAAATAAACAGAGGCAGAGAAATATCAAGAATTGGTGATAAGATTCGTGGCTTATCTGTTGGCTTATTAGATATAGATTCTGCACTTTATTGGTATTTTAATAATGTAATAAAGCCTGATATTAAAGAGGCAGGTGAGCAAGTTAAGGTACCAATAATATATGCGAATCCTGAAAGATGGGCAGCAATACAGCGAGGTGGTCGCTTAAGGGTCAATAAAAGGCCTCTTATAATTTATAGAAGAACCTCTATGTCAAAAGATTCGACAATACCGGTTGATAAATTAGATCCAACAAATCCAAAATTGCATCATACTTATCAGTCTAATTATTCTAAAGTAAACAGGTATGATAAATTTTCTGTAACAAAGGGAACTATACCAAAAAAAGAAATGTACTCTGTTGCTGTACCTGATTATGTCGTCTTAAGCTATGACTTTAGTATATGGACTAATTTTACAGATCAAATGAATAAAATTATTGAAAAGATCAACTGGTCAGAGGGATCTTATTGGGGCGAGCCTGGAAAATTTAGATTTAGGTGTACTATTGATAGTTTTGATGATGACAGTGAATTGACTGAAAACAAAAGGTCTATTAAGACTAATTTTTCTGTTACTTTAAATGGTTATCTGTTGCCTGATTCGTATCCACCAACAGCAGACACAACTCAACAATTCATTACACCAACACAAATGGTAATGAATGAAAATGTAGATTCTACAATAGTAACACCTGATCCAGGAGTAGTAAGCACAGGAACAACAACTATTATGGGTGGCGGAGGCGGATCATCGGAAAGTTCTGGAGGTGGTACTGGAACTGGTAGTATGGAAGTTCTGACATTACAACCTGGAAATAATTTAGTTTTTAACAACATATATTATGATGGTACAACACCAGTTACTGGCACAATAGGCATATCAGATAATCCTGTATTCACATCATTATCAGCATCATACATATCTGCTTCAAATATGAATTTATCAGGTGATCTAGATGTAGCTGGTAGTATTACAGCTAAAGAATTTTATACACAATATGTTACCTCGTCTGTCATCTTTCAAAGTGGATCGACAATCTTTGGCGATTCAGCTGATGATACTCACCAATTTACAGGTAGTATTTTATTAGATGGTGCCATAACAGCTGCCACCACCGGCTCATTTGGTTATATAGAAGTTGCAGGAGAAGCAGTAGTTTCAAATGTTGTAATAGATGGTGGTTCTTTTTAACTAATTCCCATATTTAAATAAGAGGCTATATAGCCTTGTAAAAATATTACTTTGGGTATATACCCATTCAACTTAGGAGAGCTATTATATAATGGCACAGACTGTTAAGCTTAAGAGGTCTGCAATCGCGGATAAAGTTCCAGATACAGGTTCTATGTCTCTAGGAGAATTAGCTGTTAATACAAAAGATGGCAAATTATATTTCCTTAAAGAAGACGGAACAAAAACTGTAGAATCAATTCTTACAACATCAGCACCAATTACAGGATCACTACAAATAGATACATTGACTGTGAATACTGATTTTAACTATGGTAGTACTGTGTGGAATGAGAATAGTGGGATAAATGAGATGACAGGATCTAGCTTTTTATTTAAGTCTGGCACACCGCCAGAATTAGAAATATATAATGGTTCTGATGAATTGGTATTTAAAGTAGACAGTAAAGTTATTGTATTTAGCCCATTGGATAATACACCAAACGCTATTGCAGGAGGAATGTTTTATTCCGGAAGCAATGAGTGGTACTTGGGGCATGAATAATGAATTTAAACAAAATAATAATTCATTATATCAATATTTATAACAGAATTAATATATTCATAGAATCAGAAAATCTGTACTCTTTGAATGACTTTTGTAAAGGAGAGTTGAAATGGCAACATGGAAAAAGATAATTACAAGTGGTTCAGCTGCACAATTAGGTAGCTTAACATTAACTACAGATTTAGCTGTAACACAAGGTGGCACAGGTGCTGATAGCCCTGCAGGTGCTGCGACCTCCCTAGGGGTTGGTACAGGAAATTCACCACAATTTACAGCAGTAAATATAGGACACGCAACTGATACTACAATTGGAAGAGCAAGCGCAGGTGATATTAAAGTACAAGAAAATATTGTTTATAGGGCAGGCGGAACTAATGTTGCAATAGCAGACGGTGGTACAAATGCTAATGATGCACCCACTGCCGCAACAAATCTTGGAGTAGGCGCATTAAGCACAGTAGTACATGGATCTATAGAGGCAGCTACAGGAAATATTTCAGGCTCATCTACATCAACTGGTTCGTTTGGAAAATTGTTGGGTGATGGAGGAAGCTTATCAAATTTACCTTCTGGCTATACAGTTGAAAATAGTGCGAATGATAGAATTCTAACTTCTTTAAATTCTACATCCGCTAATGCAGAAAGTACTTTAACATTTAGTACTTCTACTGGAGTTTTAGAAAATACAGCAGGTGTTGGCTCAAAGATCTCAGGATCAATACACTCAACTGGTTCTTTTGGACACGTAAGTGCATCGACATACTCTGGTGATGGTAGTGGATTATCAGGTATAGAAATTGATGTTGATACATTGAGTGAATTGACTGTGACACCAGCTAATGGAGATAATTTACTCGTATCAGATAATGGTGATTCAAAGAAAATTACATGGTCACGTGTAAGAGATGGGGTGTATGCTTCCTTAAGTTCTCATGCACAAGTGGCAGCAGGTGGTGTGGTAACAATCCAACCAGGTGTTATTGATAGCGGTATGTATGCTGATGCTTCTATTGACTATGAACATATACAAAACGTAGCAGCAAATTCTCTCTTAGGAAGAAATGCAAATAGTCCAGGAGTTGTATCAGCGATTGCACTTGCTGACACTCAAATAATGATAGGTGATGGAACTGGATTTACTCCCGCAGTTTTAAGTGGTGATGTAACAATGACTAACGCTGGTGCAGTGACGATTGGCCCTAGTAAAATAACAGCTGGCATGGTTAATACTAACTTCATTAGTGCTCAAGCTACTAATATGACTGGTGATGTTGCAGATGCAGATGAGTTACTTATCAGTGATAATGGTGTTATTAGCAGAACAGCCTTTAGTGTATTTAGAGATGCAGTATTTAATGATGCTAGTGGAGATGTAGAAATAGCCGCAGGTGGTGTTGCAACAATACAATCCGATTCAGTTGAAGGTACGATGTTAAATGATAATGTTGCTGATGATTCTACCATTGAAGTATCATCTAATACATTATCTGTATTGAAAGTACCAGGTGCACTTACTACAGGTCCTGCTTTAGAATTTGTTGGTGGCTCCGGCCCACAATCATATGATGGAGCGTCTGCTAAGGAACTATCTGTTTCGGACAACGGAATAACAAAGGAACTTATTGCAGATAATGTAGCAGGAACAGGGCTAACAAATACAGCCAGTGATGGACTTAAAGTTAATTTTCTTGAATTACACAACGAATCACCGCAGTTTCTTAATTTAACAATATCCGGGGATTTAACAGTTCAGGGTGAGACTACTACAATAGATACGCAGAATCTACTTGTTGAAGATAATTTTATTTTTACAGCAACAGGGTCAGCAGCTATTAAT